ATGGAAGATGCACGCAACCGGCGTAGGTATGTGGAGACGGATGGGCGTGGGTGGCCCGTCGGCCTCAAGCCACTAGCTAAGGTGCAATGCATTGGATGTGGAGAGATCTGGATGTGCGGTAAAGATGCCAACAAAGAGAACAACGTTACGTTCCAACTCGTGAAGCCCGATCCTCACGCGGCGAAGCACGACCATCGCTTCGAGGTAGTAAAAGAGGGCTGAATGACGGCGAAGCGAACAGCATCGATCTATCCATCCGCTGAAGAGATAAACACGCTGCCTGAAAAGGTTCGCCAGTACATTCATGACTTGGTGACGCGCTGTGACAAGAGCGGCGATGTCCAAACCATCGCCATATTGCGCGAGGACAGGGATGCTCTACAGATCCACGTGGAAGAGCTGGAGACAGAAAGGCTGAAGCGTAAACGTAAACGGAATCCGCACTGTCCAGTGCCTAATTGCAGAGGACGGGCCCCGCACGAAGATGACCCGGCCGTTGTTCACCTAATGGAAATGGTGAAGTACAGGCCCGCAATACTTGCGGGCTACGCTTTCACGGGACTAAATGCTCTGAAGAATTCCATCATTCGAGACATTGAGAACGACGACATAATTGCGTGGATCACCCGTTCTCGGCAAGTTGAAGAGCTCTATGTGAGCTCGATCTATGCACTGCTCGTAGCAAACGAAGACGAGATTCCCCACTTCTTCTCTGAGGTGTTTCCCAACGGATTGGGACTTGCTTACAAACAGGTCAATGAACTCGCTTTTGCCGGGAAAGGACAGCTCCACATGACTTCAGAGGATCCGGACCTGCGCGAGATGAGAATACTTGATCTGTTCAACCAGACAGCGCATGTCTCATTCCTATCACTGCTTCTTGCCGGCAAGTTCTATCAGTTTCCAGAAAGGACAAGCACGGCGGCCGCGTTTGTTGAAAGAGTAAAGACGTATTGCGACCATCTACTGCACATCACCCAAGATTTCGCCGCTGGAAAGTCACGAGACGAAATATTGAGGACTCTTCGCTCGCAATACGGGCAACAGGCATAGCGAGAGATATAAAGACCCCGGCTGGATAGGCCGGGGTTATTCTTCTGGCGGGAGATCTCCGAATTCATGTTCATTGACCCGGGTGTAGAGGTCCATTGCGGAAGCGCAACCGGAACCTATTCAACGTTAATCGCAACGGCCTTAGGCGCACTCATTGGCTTTGCCGGATCGTTTGGAACGACTTGGTATTCCAATCGGCTGAGCCGCACGGGGAAGGCACAAAGAGCACGAGAAGACCGTATCAGAGAGCTTTACGAAGCCGTGGGTCTTTATGAAGAGACCTTCAACTCCGCCGTTCGTGAGATCAACAGGAAGATACCCATTGAGAAGCTGTCACGCGACGAGGCCGATTTGTTCAAAATTAACCTTGCCCTGGGGCGAAAGATCTTCTTGCTGTCTGGCCCTGAGTTTCCAGCAGTTCGCAAGGCTTTGGCCGAATCTGACAAACTCAATGTGGCGTTCAAGGACGCCTTCTTTGTATTTTGGGGAAAGCAGGTCGGATACGGCGAAATGGCGGTTCTCTTCCGTCACGCCACTCAGTATTCAGAGAGCTTGAAAGCGTTGCAGGCTGCTGTTTACGAAGCGCTTCATGGGCCTGGCTCGAGTGCGATTCCTGACTAGGACAATAGCTACGCACGGGCGTCAGGATAGGCCATGCCAGGAAGAGCTTCCGCTCTGCCTCTCTCCGCTCTCTATTCCATCGCTGACCTTTCCGCCGGCGCTCTTAGGGAGTCTGGAGCTCACCATAGGAGCTTGTTTCTCAACTGTGAGAGGGATTAAGCAAAGCCCAAAGTGGTATGGAATTGAGGCGACAGGTGAGCAAGCATTGCAAAAACGCGCGTTATTCGCTTCGAGCCCTACACAGAACAGAGCTTGGGCTCTACTGAATGCGGGCCGGAAGAGGATCGCGTTATGAAGAAACTTGTGTTACTGGTCTTGTTGCTCACTGCCGGAATTGCTCAAGCTCAGGAATCAGTCAAGCCGACGCAAACCGTGGCAGCCTACATAATGAGTTGGGAAATGCAAAACGATGCCTGCAAGGGAGGTGATCAACAAGCCTGCAGGTTTCGTGACGCCATCTTACTTGAGATTGAATCTCAGGGGTGGTGTCTATCAGACACTCAAAAATGGCAGCCTGCTCCTTGCGACCCTACTCCGCTATCCGACACGATTTTTCGGGCTAAAGAAAAGTTACCAGCCTCGTTACAGAAGGACTGGTCAGATTTCGCTGCGCGCTTCACGACTGCGCTGCCTGTAACCGAAACCGAAGATGGTTGGATTGTTGGCAAAGGGTGCATGACCGGAAGCTGTGACACTGACGCGGCCGCATGGGCTTTGAACAAAGATAGCCATGCGTTTGGGGCACTTATGAAGAAAAATGGGAAGTTTTTCTACTTCTACGGGTCAAAAGATTTTCCGCTTCCGCTCGCCGTGTGGGGCCTTGAAAATGGCATGTGAGAAAGCAACAGCAACATGGTGCGGAGATGATAGTGAACTAAAGGCTCTAACTCAGGAATAGCTCCCTCTCCGCTTCTCTCCGTGTCTCCAGGCCATCACTGACCTTCCCGCCAGCGTGATCCCACTTGAGGAGCTCGTTAGCTGCGTCCAGAATCCGATTTGCATTGAGGTAGGTCAGCAGAGTTGATTCCCGGAGACGCTCGCCGCCGAGATTGAATGTCCAGCTCGTCATTCCATCGAACTGGTTCTGTGAGAGCTGCTGCGTGACGTAGGAGTTCACGTCGTTCGCTGCGACCTGCGCGTCGCAGCGCAGCAGATAGTCTGCTGTGCCCTGGGAGATCCCTTTGACGAAGGTTTCATGCGGGCCGAGCTTATGACCCCATCCGATCGTCGGGAAGCCGTTCGCGTCTTTGTAGCCCGTCAGCCGGCATGACTCGAACCGTTTAATCAGATCCAGGCATGCTTGCGAGGGTTGAAGTTTATGGATCATGGACGGGAATCCTCATCTGGTCTGCGATCGACTCGACGCTCCAGGCGTTCCACGATGGCCGTTAGCGTTGCGACGGATGTGATCAGAGTGTCGATCTTGTCCAGCTTGGCGAGTTGATTCGCCATGTTCGCGATGGCGCCATCAGCACGGATGTGGTTATCCCTCAGCTCTCTGGTATCTGTCTTGAGCGCCTGAACATCCGACGTAAAGATCGCAAGAGTGGTATGCGCTTTGGTGACGGAAGAAGCCGTCCGCCAGAGCCATGTGATTACCGCGCCGAGCAGCGTCGCGACCGCGGCCGATGCTTCTATCAGTTCTGGAGTCATTGGTCCCTGTGTAGTGAAATCAGTTCTTACGAGGCGGATCCTGTACCGGTCGCCCATGCCGACGTTGTGCCGCTCGCTCGCATCGTGCGGACGCCGACGTTGTAGCTCGTTCCGCTGGAGCCGGTTGCGATAGAACGGCTGCTCGAATGGCGGCCACTGGTGAGAGTTAAGGCAGTACAGGGAAACCAGCTTGACCCCAGGGGTCCATCTGGATGTCCGCGTAGTAAACGTGAGTTCCAGATGGATCGCCGCAGGAGCCTTGATTGCCTACCTGGAAGTTGATGTTCGTACTCGGTGGCGTTGTCACCGGAAAAGTAGAGGTTCCGATGAGTGACCATGAGCCGCCCGAAAAGCCATATACAGTGAGTTCGTGATTGCCGCTGTGAGCCAGCTGCATCGTCACCCAGTACCAAGTGTTCGGTGACAGGCTGCCTATCCAAGGGCTGACTTGCGTCGTGCCGTTGGTGACTTCCATGTGCATCGCAAGATGCGCAGTGGCGTCATAACCAACCTGCAGGTTCACACCGTCACCGCCACTCGCACCAGAGATCTGCGCGAAGTCGCAGAGGTTGCCGACCGAGTTCGCCGTGTACGTTGTCTTGAAGAAGAACGAAAGCGACGGAGCTTCAGTCGATGGCCCAGCTTGGATCGTGTCCCAATTGAAGGATTCTGTCGCTGTCGAGATGTGGTCTATCGCGACGCCCGTATTCGAGGTGCTGTTCTTGCCACTAGTCCAGATCGAATGCGTGCGGCTGGGCGGAGAAACGGTCGTGTTGTAGACGCCGCCGCCAAAGGTTCCGCCCCAGCCTCCGGGGAACGCCGACTTGCCACCTGTAGCCAAGTTGGTCGCGCTGACGGTTGTTCCGTTCGTCTCACCAGCGAGATCGGTATAGTTTCCGCCGAAGGGAATGACGCCACCAGCTTGTCCAGCGGGCATGAAGGCAGTGGTGAAGTCCTCCCATGTATCGGATGCCGCTGTGTATGGGCTATTCGTCGCCGTAGCCGTGGTCTGAATCCAATATTCTGGCCAGAGATTTTGCAGGCTATCAGGTAGAGCGACGTTGCCGATCCGTGTGTAGTTCGTTCCAGCGGTCGGCGTCACCGACAGGTTCCCCATGAATCCGGAGATCAGCTCTTTCGCTGCGGTCGGAGTCTGCGCCGATCCAGAGGTCGGATTCGTCGATGTGCCGGTGCTCACCTGTCCGATTGCGGGGTCTGTGAACGCGGTCGAGTTGATGTTCTTATAGGTCTGGCAGGAGATCCCGCCATCGGGGAAGGTGTTGGACGTGGCCGTCGGCGTGATCGTGCCGGATGCAGAGTTCGGCATCACATATTCGCCAGCGATCTCATTGGAAGCGACTTGCTCAAAGAACGTGGGATAGTAAGCGCCGTTCACCGAGTCAGAGATATAGAGCGCTGGTGGCGCAAAGGCATAGACAAAGTAATGGCAGTCGATGAAGTCGCCCGCCGTCACGCTGGTGAGCGTGCAGCTAGTAGATGCCGACGAGCAGCTCGGAGTGTCGAGCGCGATCGTCAACACTCCGGTGGGGGGAAAAAACAGGCCATTCCAGCTTGAGATGTTGCCGGTCGCAGTACCCAGGCCGATCGCGTTGAGCTTGCTGATGTTTCCGGACAGTCCGCCGATTGTCTTTGTGTCTAAGGTCGCTACAGCCGGCGCGGTACCGGTGCCGCTCAGAGCTACGTCCTGAGGGTTGCCTGTCGCGTTGTCAGTAAATAGGACGTTGTCTGTCTTCACGCCGGTGCTGGTAGGCGTGAAGGTCACAGTCACGACGCAGTTGCTGCCAGCGGTGAGGGTTGATCCGCAGGTGTTCGACGAGATCGCGAATTGTGTGCCGGTGGATAACGCGATCGAGGTCACCGTCATCGATGCCGAGCCTGTGTTCGTCAGGGTGACGGTCTGGCCGGTGCTGGTCGAGTGAGTGTTCTGATTCCCGAAGGACAGCGCTGTTGGTGAGAAACCAGCCGCAGGGCTAGAAGCTGTGGCCTTGAACGCGGCGATGATCGAGGCCTGTTCGCTGCTCGGTGAGAACGTTGCACTGGTCGCTGTGTAGCTTCCGGCAGTGGTGCCGATCTGGATCTCTCCGATGCCGCCATTGCCGCCGCTGGCGCCGACGAGCAGACTGTTAGACCATCCAGAGCCGGCAGTCAGGGTGGTCGGTTCCTTAGTCAGGCCGCAGAAGCCGAACAGGAAGTCTTTCGCCGTGACCGTCGTGATCGCGGTGCTATTGCAGCTCGTTTTCGCGGTCGTGTTGCTAGTCGCCGGAGTTACGTCTGTCGTGCATGTCGAGTTCGCGACCTCGTAGATCGTGGCCCAGGCCGTGTTCGCCGTGCCGTTGACCTTAATCGTGATCGTGTCCGAGCCTGACGAGCTGGCCACCGCGCAACCGAGGGCCATAGTGTCGCCGTCGGTGTTGAGGTTCACGGTGCTGACAGTCGTGTATGAGTTGCCGAGCGAATCGGTGAAGGTATCAGTGTCGCCCTTGCTGTTTCCGTCGAATATCGCGATATAGAGCGCGTTCCCTGCCGTGACAGCGGATGTGAACGCGATCGTGGAAGTAGAAGTCGCGCCTGTGGTCTTGCTCTGCACCACAGACGGCGTATTCTGTGCGAACGCCGCCGCCGTAGTGAGGAACAGGATCAGAGAGAGGAACGTCTTCATTACTGAATACCTGCAACGTCCAGGCTCGGGATGAGCAGGAGCTGGGTCGTGGAGATCGCTACGCCCACACGCTGAACGTAATGACCGCTCGTGGTCGGCTCGGTAGCTGTGATCGCGCCTGAGGTTGTGTCGGAGACGTAGTACACCGCGCCAGCCGTGAGGCCGGTGGTCGTCCATACGCCGCCGAACTGGCAAGCTGTCGCCGAGGTGGCAAGGCAGATCGCAGGGCTGGTCTGTAAGGTGCTGGTGTTGCCCTCGGCGAGCGTGAGCGTACCGGAGACACTCGCGTAGATGTCGCCAGTCGTCAGCCCGCTGCCGGTGATCGTGTTTGAAGATCCGCCACCCAGGCCAGAGACCGCGGTCGCTACATAAGCTGTCGTCGCGAGCTTCGTCGAGTTATCGCCAGCCGTCTGCGTGGTCGCCGTGGTGCCGTTAGGCAGTGCTGGTGTCCCTGACAAGTTCGCTGCCGTGCTGCTCGTAGAAGCAGCATTGTTCGGAATGTCTGCGCTCACCAGTGTCGGGAGACGAGCGTGATTCAAAGTCCCTGAGCTGATGTTTGAAGCATTCGCAGAGAACGTCTCTGCACTTGATAGCGCCGTCGAGGCGGATCCCGAAGGATCGCTCGCGGCCTCTGCTGCTGTCTGTGCTGAGCTGGCCGCACCAGCCGCGTCGAACGCAGTCGATGCCTGAGCTGCTGCCGTCCCGAGAGTAGGTTTGCTCGTAAGGTCGGTATAGCTGCCGCTCCGCGCTACAGCAGGCAGAGCTGCGATCGCAGCAGATGAAGTCCCTGCCGTGTCGTAGTTCGTAGCCAGGGAGTCAGCGTAGCTCTTGGAAGCCGTCTCAGCAGCCGCTGCTTCCCCTGTGGCGTCATAGTTCGATGCCAGGGTATCTGCGTATCCCTTCGCTGCTGTCTCTGCCGTAGAGGCAGCCCCTGACGCGTCGAATGCTGATGTGTTCTGAGCGGCAGCAGTACCGAGCGTCGGCTTATCGAGGATGACTCCCAGGCCGGTGACCGCAGTCCAGTCGGACTGCACTTGAGCAGCAGGAATGGTCGGCAGGTTGATCAGATCCGTGTAGCTGCCGGACGTGGCTACGGTTGCAGGGGTGTGACCGTTGATCTTTGCGACATTGGGATTCGGATAGGTGCCGGACAGGTCTCCACCAGCAGCGCCGATCGGATTCGATCCGCCGCCACTGACGCCAGCGATCTGCGTGTTCGTGTAGGTTTCTGAATTGCTCTGTGCAGTTGCAGCAGCGCCAGCAATATCGAAGTCCGCCGCGTTGTGAGTGACGATGTTGCCTGGAGTCTGGCCGTTGATCCTTGCGACCACCAGGGCCGTGTATGGGCCTGTTACATCACCAGCCGCATTGCCGGCTGTGCCAGAGGGTCCGGTCGCGCCTGTGGGACCTGTGGGGCCAGTGTTCCCGGTCGCGCCGGTTGCTCCAGTTGCGCCAGCAGATCCTGCCTGACCTTGTGGTCCTGTAGCTCCCGTTGCACCAGCCGGACCCTGAGGACCGACCGAGCCGGGGCCACCCGTCCCAGTCTGCAATGCCCACTGATGAGCTATGCAGTAGTAAACCGAGACATCCGTGACGCTGCCGGTGTAGTCCTCCGCAGGAGCGCTTCCACAATCACCCACAGGAGCTGAAGTCGAGAAGTTGAAGGTCGGAGTCGTCACCTTCACGGTCTGCGTCGGCGCGTACGAATCGAGATCGAGTGGCTCTGCCGTAGTGAACAGAAGCTGAGGGTACTGATATACGTTAAAGCCGTTCGCGTCCTGGATGACCGTTTGCAGGCCGATCGGAGGATTGGCCAGACTGGTATTTGGAACGACGGCGTTCAAAATTCCCGCATCGATCGGGTAGCACGTACGAACGGGCATTACCTGAGCCGCGCCGTCGGCGCTGAAACCCGTCGCGCGATCCGCCAGCATTGGCGTAATGCAGATGCGACCTGTGAACTTATTAGAGCCGGTCAGGTCGCTCTGTAAATTAGACGCCACCATTGTGGTGGTCTGACCGAATGCGGCGGACACAGAGAGGCATGCCATCGCGATGATGGTGAGGAGAGATTTCAATTTGAACTCCGAAAAGGAAAGGGCTGCGCGATGGCAGCCCATTGATGATGTGTTGAGAAGTTCGGCTTACTTCACGTACCAGCCGTTAGTGCCGTCATCACATGCGCGGTACATCGTGCCCGTCGTCGCCGTGAATGCGTTCATGATGTTGCCGCCCGTAGTCATGGGCCACCCGCCATCCGCGATGAGAACCAGGCAGCCCGTGAATCCGGAGTACGGAGGCGTGATCGTCGAGATACTCGTCGTGCCTGTGATGTGGGTAAGAGATGCGACAGGAGCAATGGTCGAAGCGGATGCGATCGCCGCGCCCACAGAGCCAGGGATGATCGCAGGGAATACGCTGGGAGGTATCGTGCCACTGCTCAGGTGAGAAGCATTAGAGGAATACTCCTGATCAGCAATTTGCACTGCTGCCGCGCTTCCATATAGATCGTAAAGAGGATTCGTTGAGCCGGAATTGATCGTGACTGCGCCCAATAGACCCGTGGAGCTAAAGCCCACGTTATCCAGGTCGAATACCCATGCCGGGCTGGGTGCACCCATCTCACCGAAATGTACTGAGGTCGCAGGCAGTGAACCAGTAGTCACCCCAGTGACGTTACAAGTCGAAGTTCCGTCGATAAGTACCTGGAAAGACCCTGATGTGGCGTTCTGGGTCCATGCCAGTTCCACACGATGCCATGTTCCTGGAGTAAGCCCCGACGCGGAGCACGTGGTGACGGTATTTGTGCCCGCCGTGTTATTGGCTTTAATCAGACCATCCACTGAATTGAAGAACAGGTTAATCAGTTGGGAAGATCCGTTGTAAAGACCAAGAAACTGCGTGCTGCTCGTAGTGGGAGCGGTGGTGACGTTCACTTCTGCACGGGCAAAGACTGTCGATGAGGAAGTGATCGGCGCTGTGTAATACTCGTTGGCCGCATTGAACAAAACAGCATTCGGGGAGCTGTAGGAGTTTGTGGTGTCGATCGTAGGTGAGCCGGTAGCGGTCAGACCACTGGTCGGACTCGCTCCATCAAAATCGTATTCACCCAGGTTGCCTGTGGTCTCCGTGACTGAGGTTGATCCACCCCCGGATGAAGTGACCGGGACGTAGGTGGTCAAGCTGTCATCATCGACGATCATCGAGACAGGTGTGGTCGTGCCGCCGGTGGACGAATCGATAACGTCAAGCTGAACCTGCGATCCGATGCCGGTCCATGTCTGCCAGCCTCCCAGGCTGGCCGGTTCGGCGACATAGGTCAGATTCAGCGTGTAGGTGTTCGTTGTACTCGCCGTCAGATCATCGAGCTTGAACGTATCCCAGTGCTCGCAAGGTCCTGCAGTGACTGAAGCATCCGCTCCCGTTCCCGAGCAAGCAGTGCTCGACGCAAGATCGCGGTGCATCATCAGGATGTAGTGGTAGACGTGGCCCGCTATGATCGAGCAAGGGACGGCAGAGTTCTTCCACCCGCCCTTGAAATTGTCATATTGCCAAAAATCCGAACCGGTATTGGGACTCGCGGCATTGCGGCGGCACTGCCACCCCATCATGAATTCCCACTGGTCAGGCAGGTCGAACATGTAGGTGTCGGTTTCAAAATTGTCGACACCGTTTAGGTTCGTTCCGCCGGTAAACCACATCTCGCGCTTAAATACGGTGGCCGCGTAATTCGTGCCTACCGTGGTTGGAACGAGGATCTGCGTATTGGTGGAGGAGTTGACCGAGAGGCCGTAAGTTGCAACAGCGTTGGTGACACCGACGGTGTTCAGGACGGGCGAGGCCTGCTTGGTCGCAACATTGACTGCGATTGGGTTACCCTGCACGCCAGCGCAAGCAACGGTGCCGGAGGGGGTTCCGGCTGCCGTGCAGATTTTGTTCCAGCTCGATGCCGAAGTGACCTTCTGGTCGAGCTGCTGATTGGTTGTGCCGCCACCGCTGAGTCCTGATACAGCGGACGCAACGTAGGCCTCAGACGCAGCGAGAGTGCCGTCGCTCAAAGTGAGCGGACCGGAGAGGGTTCCACCTGACTGAGACAGGAAGCCGACCACGGCAGCGTCAACGTACTGCTTTGTGGCCGCGCCGAGATTGGTGGTCGGGTTGGCTGCCAGGATCAGAGTCTGCGTGAGCGTACCACCGGTGAAAGTGGACGCACTGACGCCTGCAATAGCCGCATCCACATAAGCCTTCGTCGCGGCCTGGGTGGAACTGGTGATAGCGCCCGTCAGCGTGACGGTGGTGTACGAAGGAGTGGCCGTCATCTCTGCTGCGATCGCCGCTGAGACATTCGCTGCGCTCTGGGCGGTGTAGCCAAGCGCAGTGTTAATCGCGGTCGCTGTCAGAGAGCCTGTACCGCCGCCAGAAGCAACAGCATTATCGACATACTGCTTCGTCGCAGCTTGCAACGGTGCTGTGGGATCGGCAGCCAAGACGAGCGGACCGGTCATGGTCGCACCGCTGGCGCTCAGGAATCCGACTGCGGTCGCATCGACATATGCCTTCGTCACGGCCTGGTTCGCATTCGTGATCGCACCAGACAGAGTGATCGACGGAATCGGCACCGTGCCGCCGAAGATGTTATCGATCCGCGCCATGTCGAACAGGAGCGGAACCTGCCAGTTCTGTTGCTGGTACGCGGGCAGTTGAAGAGCTGCGTTAGGCGTCACAGTCTGAGCAAAGGCAGAGAACGACACGCACGCTATCGCGAGCACCAGAATGGTACGGAGTATCTTCATGAGGATTTCCTGCTGGGGTCGCCCAGGTCTGGGCGCGGGGACTAGTTGGCCGCGAGAGCGGAGATCGGACGGAGCGTGCCGTCGTTGCGGGCGATGAACTGCTGGATGTTGGTGATGTTTGGGGTGCCGTCGATCGGTGCGGTGCCGGTCATCGATGCAGGCCACGCAAAGGTGTGGCCACCGGTGCCGTCTTGAATCAGGACGAAGGTCACGATCTGCCCTGGCGCAGCATTCTCAACGACCGAGCTTGTGACGTTGCCGCCGAGCGTGACTTGGAAGCCGTTCGCCTGCGAGCAATCGAATGTGAGCGAAGCTCCGAACGACACCACCTGGAGCTGCGCCTTCTGATCGGCGGTCGTTAGGATGTTCGACAGGACAGTGACGAGCTGGTTCAGATTCGCGTCGCTTGTGACAAAGCCCTTCGCAGCCATCGCGAGCATGAGAGCCGTGAGCCCAGTGGATAGCTGATAGAACAGCTTGTTCGCTGTCTCCGCATCGAACACTTCACCATCGACCGCCCCGCCGCTGCGAGTGGGGTCGTCGGTGTACGCCGCATCCGTGAGCATGTTCTCTGCCTCGGGGTCGAACACCTGAAAGTTTGTTGAGCCTGCCATGGTCTATTCCCTGAAATACAAAAGGCCCCGTCAGGAGCCTTTGTTAATGCGCGTTGAGTTAGCTGATTACGTCCACTTACCGACACCCCAGCCAGCAATCACCGAAGTGACCGGGCCGAATCCGAAAACCGGGAGAGATCCGAATGTGTACTGGTAGAGCACGCCCTCGGGACGTGGAACGATGAGATCGTTGTTGATCAAATCTTGAGCAACGCTTGTGAACGCGCCGGAGAGCACAATCGTGGCGCTCATATTTTGTGCATCTTCTATGCTGATCGATCCGCCGGGGAACAGCGTCTGCCAAGTCGATTGGAGCGAGTCGATCGTTCCGTCCCATTGATTGCGGGCGATACGCGCTCGAAGCAACATCCGATAGGTCGTGTCATCCAGGATGGGGCTGACCCCATCGCTCGGCTGGAACGTCATCACTCTGCTCTGGCCGATGATTATGCCCAAGGTGTCGAGCTGCACACCTACAGCCTGGTCCAGGTCGAATGCCAGCGTCATGCTTTCAAGGCATTGGCTCGCGTCGTCCAGCGGCTGAAGCAAAATGCTGAGCCACCGCAGGAACTTCGGAGAGCCCTGGTACTCGCTGGTGATCAGGCTGAGGTAGTAACTGATCGGGAGATTTTCTACAGGCTCTCCACCGAACGATCCCACACCGAATCCGCCGATGCCAAATCCTTCACTTGTATCTGGCATGGTTACACGCTCGTGATGATTACGTTGCCGGTGACGCCCTGTGCAACCTGGTTGAAGTTGAGAGTGATATCGCTCGTACCGGTCGGGCTCGCTGCCTCGCCAATAGCGACCGACTTGATCGAGAACTGCGGAAGCGAAAGATCGGACATCACTGAGAGTGCCGCTCCGTACATGGCGGAATAAGTGACCTCTTCTCCGATTTGCAGCGAGTTGAGGTAAGCCACGATGGCCGTCTGGATCGCCGTCACCGTCGTTGACGTAAAGCCGTTCAAGCCGTGAACCGTCATGGTCACGAAAATCGGGATGTACGTCGGTCGATCGAATGAGATCGGGAGCGTTGTCCCGTTCACTGTATCGTTCACACTCACCGTCGTTGTGCCGTTGGTAAAGCAGCCGATACCGCGCTTCGAATAGATCGCTTGCGCTACGTCAGCGTCAGCACCGCCCTCGACCACCGCAGTGATTGAGTGAGCCGGGTTTCCGTTTGCGTTCACCGCGCCCGTGGGATTCTCATCGATGGTGTAGCGAGTGACGCCTGTCGTCGCCGCAATCGCAGCAATAGTTGCCTGCAGCATCGTCATCGAGGGCAGAGCCACCGATACCGATTGCTGTGCGCGGAGCTGTGAATCGGTCTCGGCAAGTTCGCCGAGCGTCGCCGGCACAGCATTGGTGACCGATACCCAGCCCGCCGTCGGGGTAGCGATCGATGTGATCGTTCCCTCGACTGCTGCGATTGGACCTGCCGTCGCACAGGTGGCCGTGGCCGTTGCAGTGCCGCCCGGGCCGATAGTTACGGAAGCCGGAAGCGCCCAAGCGTTCCCCACCGGATCATTGATGACACCGTTGGCGATCACCGCTCCTGCGGATCCCGAGAGAACGAGGGGGCAGGTGGAGTTGGTGGCGCCGCCGCGCACCAAACCGTTCAGCTTCACGATGGAATCTAGATCTGCTCCGACTGCCGTAATGGGGGATCTGGCGTTATAAGCAAGCTGGACGGCCTGCATCACGTCGTTCACCTTCATGGCGAATGCCGTGATCTGCTGGTAATCCTTGTCGTCCGCCTGCTGATATGTGGTGCTTCCGTAGATGGACTGAAAGCCATCCAGGTAGAACTGCAGGATGTCCGTGAGTCCGGGGACAGTGAGTCCCGCCGCCGTGATTGTCGGAGCTGCGTATGCCATAAATCCCTGCAATAGAAAAGGCCCGCCGATGGCGAGCCGTGAGTGACGCTGAAGGTTGACTTACTGAGTGACGGTGACCGGGATCGTCCCGAACGGCGTCTGCGCGAGACAGGTGAACGCGAAAGCACGCGTCAGGTTGTTGTAGGTCGTAGCTACGTTGGTCACGCCGGTTACATAGGGAGCGGACATGATCACGCCTTTGAGGATCACCACCACGGCGGCGATGCTGCGGTTTGCTCCGAGGATCGACTGGAACATCGGTGTCCCTGCGGTGCGATCCAGAACCCATTCGCCCTGGAAGAACAGGAGCTTCTGGTCGATGATTTGCGCCACCGCGTCTATATCGCTAATGAAGTCGTTCTGGCCATTACCATACAAAGGCTCCCAGTTCTCATCGAGTTTTCTGACCGAAATTGTCGCCATCTCAACCCACCACTGGGCCTGTCACACCGCCGCCAGCCGTTACGCCGGAGTGGGTATGTTCCTTGAAATTCACGCCATCGATCGTCGTCTGATTGTTGCCTGAGATCGTGACCGACTCCGAGCCGGTGACACTGACCTGCGTGGCCTGCACCGTCACGGTAGAAGCCTTGATCGTGATCTCACCGCTGCCCAGCTCGATGAAGGTCTGGCCGTCATCAGAACGAAGCTGAGCCGTAGAGCTGGAGTAGTTGGGCAGCTTGCGCGGTTGCGACCAGCAGCCGGCAATGAAAAACGCATCGCTCAGGTCGTGCCGGCGAAGGTCGATCTGATTCTGCACGCCACCCGATTGGTACCAGGCATCGAAGCATGCATCCGCGATGATCACCAAGCCCTCGTCACCTTGCTGAATGGGCATCGTCAATGCGAAACCACCAGCGCGGGGTAGCACGATCGGGACGTGCGAGATCAGCGGCAGCGTGGTCGGAACAGGCACCCGCTGCTTATTGAGCATCTGCTCTCGGATCGCCGGCTGCACCACAACGGTCTGGGTAGCCTCATCGAAGGACTGAACGATCGCCGGCATGGCCACTCGAAGATCGTGATCGAGCTGCTTGAGGGCCAGCATCCACGGAGTGGTGGAGTTCGCCAGTCTTTCATTGAGAGTGATCATTTAATTGAACGAAGAGTTTCCGCTGCCTAGAAGTGCGAGCAGACCTTGTACAGAGGTCACACCAACGACCTCGGAATACCATTGATTGCCGCGTGAATCGCCGGTGTGAGACACGCCAGCGACCAGGTAGATGCCATCTTGATTCAGGATGGAGGCAAACTGGCCAATCGGTAATGCTTGCTGACGAATCACAGCCTGGTCGAGCTTGACCTGCATGAGAGGCAGTCTGATTTGCAGACGTGGATCTCCGAGGACTCGAAAGCTCGCCCCAAGGTCCGTCTGTTGAGGACTGCCTATCAAACGCCGATCGATGCTCGCCTCGTCGCTCGAGGGCTGCTGTCCCACAGCGAGTGGGGGGGCATATATAAGGTCAGGTGCCCCGCTGGAAGCTCCAGGCTTGCCCATCACGAGACCCTGCGGTGAGTAGAAACTCACCATATTGTTCTGTTGTGCGATCTGACCGAACAGGCGATTCGGAGTTCCAAATACGGTCCGGCCTCTCGGGAGCTGCTGCCCTGTGAAGGCCGACGGATCGTCGAGGTGCGCGATGTTGATGCCGGCCGACTTCGCCGCTTGCTGCACGATGCTCCATTGGGTCGCTACAGGCCCAACGGCGCAATTTGTGAAGTTGTTGACCACCTCTGGGAGCCCGAGCAGGCAATGCAGAGTCAGAACGAAATCAACCACATCCTGGCGCTCAAACGTCGGCTGAAAGACGAATCCACGGAATATCTCAGTGGGATTGCCATTTGCCTCGTAGCCAATCGACAGAGATACTTCTGCGCCCTGCGTGATCAGGCCAATATCTGATGGATCCAAGTTGTAGATCGCGATGCTTGCTTCCCAGAGCGCGTGACCGACAGACATCTCGACGTCGAAGACGATCCGAAGAGCCTTGTCGTCGTCCGATCCGGTGCTGGTGGAAACGTTGAGCAGCGTTTGCTGATCCTGGCCTTCGACCGGAGAGGTCAAGACCTGGAGACTCCACACTCTTCCGAACAGAGGAATCGTGGGTGCAGTGCTCATGGGTATCCTTTATGCGGCGGTGTCTCCCCACCAAAGCTCGAAACTGCTACCAAGGGTCGTTGAGTCGGGGTAATCGATCGTGGCGCCGTAGCTGACCACGTAAGCGCTGCCAATCTTCATGTAGCCGTGTTGCGCCAGGAGATTGGCCGCCGGCCATACTCCGGTCAGAAGAGGAATGCAGGCCAGGAGGAGATTGCCGTTCGCATCCGAGACGGACATTATCCAGTAGCCGGCCATCGTGTTGAAGCTGATGGAGAACCGCAGGGTAAGGTTGTTGCCGTCCACATTGAGGGTGATGCTGAAGGTCTGATTCGGTGAGTTATCGAGCGGAATCTGTTGCAATGCCATTACGAACCGCCCGAACTCGGAGTGCTTGTTACGTTTCCTGCCCCGTAGACGCTCGTGGGAATCAGAGTCGTGAAGCGCTGCAGGTCGCTGCTCGATATGGGCACCGCCTGCTTCGCACCGACGCTCGTGCTGTCAGAAGTCTGCGGCCGGGCGCTGACCGATTGCGCAGTGACGGTGCCGGTGAATATCTGGCCCAGCATCACCGTCGCCTTCAGACCGTACCGGGTTTCCTTCGTATCAGGTGCATCGATCGACTCAATGAGCATGTTCGTGTAGGTGTCGAGGCGCGTGTTCAGGGTCAGTGGTTGCCGGCCCTGCTGCAAAGCGACCAGGATCTGATACGCGGATACGCTCTTGCTCGCATTCGATGTGAACACGTTTGGGGTGAACGCTTGCATGGCATCGCTCATCCCGATCTCCAGGGAGATCTTTGCTGGCATGATGAAGGCGTGATCGGCGATGCTCGCACCCGACTGCACGGGATGCTCCGTCATCCTGAGACGACGACTGTGCATGACGCGGTAGACCGCGTCGAAGACATACACCTGCGTGCTGGTCGATGAATTGGAGGACACCGCCGACTGGTTGGCCGTCGGGCCGCTCGTTAGGTCATCGACCTGTGATGTGGTCACGCTTGCACTAGTCGTAAGTGTGATCACCGTCTGCGCGGACTCTGACCATTCAGCGGGACGATAGCCGTTCATTGATACGAACTCCCCAACATGGCAGTCGTCATGCTGTTCTGCCGACGCGTCAATGCGCGGATTTGCGCAACGGTCTGATCAGACGCCTGTCTACCTATCTCCTGCGGGTTTGCATTGGGAGACGCATAGATCTGGTTGGTGATGTGGATGTCCCCACCCATCATCCGAGACTCGATGCCCGCGATATAGTCGCGGGTCTCTCTTGGCAGATACGAGGTGTCGAATCCGCCGTGACGCGCGATGGCTTTATCGAGATTGCCGGAGCCCCAGTTGTATGCCGCGAGGACCTCTTCAAGGTTCCCGTTGTACTTCTTACCCAGGTCAGCCAGGAGATGCAGGCCGCCCTTGATGTTGCCAGCGATATCCGAGGCGTCGACTCCATATTGGCTCGCTGTGCCCGGCTCAAGCTGGAAGACTCCTTGCGCACCCTTGTCGCTGGTGAACAGGTGGCCGTCTTTCCACTGCCTCTCACCTGACTCGGTCATCGCCACAGCATGCGCGAGGGACCGATCGATACCGAAGCCTGGAGCGAGAGAGTCGATCAGGTCATGGATGCTGCCGGCCGGATGTCCAGTTGGAGTGGACGATGCCGAGCTCGATGAACCGGTGCCGATCGGATCCATTTTCTGGCCGCTTAGGAGCTGCCAGATACGGTGACGATTCTCCCCGGGATTTTCGCTGAGACCTAAATTCCTACGGAAGTGGGTGGCATATTGGCTCTTGTCCCATGCAGACACTCCACTGCCAATTATTGAACCTATAAAGAGCGGCGGGACGAAATCAAGCAGGCCTAATCCGCCAGCGGCCTCGGCTACCTCAGCGGCATCGGCTCCTTCCGCGGCTCCGGCGGCCCCTCCGCCGCGCACGTGCCTCAAACCGCGTGACGCGACTTTGAATACGCCGTAGGATCCCAAACCCAGGGCTGCGAGAAGACTCATGCCACCCGGCGTTGTATCGTGTGCGTTGTGGACCAAATCTCCAGGCAAGAGGTCAATGCGGCCCTTCACTAGATGAGTGAGGATGCTGACCGTGTTGAGAGTCATCTTCTCGGCTGAGCTTAGCCAACCCACGAAACCGGCGAGACCATTCGCAACGTGATCAATTGCGGTGGCAAACCGCTCCATCGAGAATGTGGAGTTCTCGATTGACGGATCGAAGAAAACAGCCCCAACAACATTCGTGAAAACGAGCGCGAGATCCTTCAGCACCGAGACGGTGTCGCCGATGACGGCTTCACCATCTTTGAAAACGGGGATTAAGTGTTGGGTGAAGAACTGGGTGATTTCCGGAAGATGCGACGTAATCCAGGAGTTTAGGTCCTCGAGCTTTTTGAGTGCACCCTCACCGTCCAGCCCCTTAAAGAGCTGTGATACGACGTTGCTGGCGATGTACTCGCCCTCAACACGCAGCTTCGTCAGCTCGAAGCCGAGGTCGCGGATGCCTTGCATGTTCTTCTCGAAGTCGGGATCCATCTGCTTCGACAGTTTGGATTGCAAAACTTCAAGCGCCTCAAACCTATGCAACAGTTCTGGGTTCCAGGCAATCTCATCGAGAGAATAGCCGAGGGCGTCTGTGGCAATCTTGAGGGACTTAGCCGCACCCACGGTCATATGCATGCGGGTAGCGAATAGCTGGAAACCGAGGTCGGCGTCGGCTACACGCTCAGCGAGACCTAGAGTCACTCCGTCAATCGCTGCAAACCCGCCAACGATCGCGGTTTGGACGCCAACAACGTCCTTGATTATTTTGTTCGTGTGGTGGGAGACGGTGGCCGACGCATCGGCCAAGGTAGCCTTGAATTTGGCATAGCCGGCAGGATCGGAATCGAATCCGATCCGAACTAAATATTCATCAAATATTCCGGCGCTCATTGTCCCTACTTCTGTGGCTGTATACTGTCCTGCCAGGCCTTGTAAATCTCGGTGTTCTCTTCACGCACGTCGAGGTACTCGTGAGCGTCCATCAAGTCCTGGAAGTTGAAGACATCGGTCACGATGTCTCTGTGAGTCCAGAGCCCCGCAGCGACAGGACGAAACAGGAAGGCATCTAGGCCGTCGTACTGTCTGAAGTCGGGTCCTGGGACATCGCGTCTTTTATTTCGCGTGCCCTCTTTTCGAAAAAATCTGCAAAATTGAACCCTTTCGCTTCGCCCTGCAGCCTGACGACCATATCGAGGTCGAACTCCAGATCCTTCACCGCAAACGTTCCATCCTTTTTCAAGATGGGCATCGGGTGCTCGCCCTTGAAGCGAGAGCAGACCGACAGAAGATGCTGCTGGATATTCGCGTATTCGGATTCGGATAGATTCCCCTGAGCTTCCTTCAACGCCAGCGAGAGAATCCATGATCCTGTCTTGGCGGAGAGCCTACCGATGCGGTACCGGTGCTCGCCGATTTCAATGTCCTTGAACATTTCCATGCGATTACTCCGTTACCAGTGAAGAGACCTTGAGAACCCAGCTCACCATCGCGGACTGAGCGCCGTAGGGCGTGTCGGGGATCTTGCTGGGAGCGATCCCCTGCATGGTGTGCGTGCGTCCGCTGTTCGGATCGATCACCAGCGCGGTGGCGGTGGCGTAGTTCGACAGGTCGCCAGCGTCTGCGGAAACGACACAGTCGTTGTGCCATCCGATCAGGAACGCATTGAGCGCCGAAATCTGCTGGGTCTGGACGGTGAGCGTCGCGTTGTCACCGGGAATGAAGTTGGTGATCGTGGCGCCGCCAGGGGTGACTTCCTGAGCGGTGTGGTCGATCAACGGAGCGATGGTGATGCCACCATTCGCTTCCTCTCCGTTCGAGAGGTACTGGCCGGCGATCGGATGCACGAAGGAGAACTGGATCGATGCAAAGCTGTATAGAAACATGTAAAACCCCTTAGACCTGAACCGTGACGCCGATCGAGATCGACTGAATGCCGTTGGCAGTGATGATGGACACAGTGATCGGCATACCCTTGCGAGCTTGCTGATCGCCTGCGCTCTGAGTTGTGAAACTCTGCGCCTGGATCAGGTAGCCCTTAGGCAGCGAGGTCCCTGCGGTGAGGCTGCCGACGGTGTTGCCCGTCCACACGCCCGGCGCGATGAAGCCGCGAGTGACGGCGGCGGCGCAGGCCTGGTCGACGACGTTGCGGATCAACCCCTCGCCGGGATTCGTCTGCGGCACCGAAGCCAGGCTGACGTACAGATTCATCACGTTGATCTGAATCTGCGAGAGCAGCATGTCGATGCCGATCGCAATGTCGAGGAACTGGCCGGAGGCTACGTTGCCCTGTTCAAGGATCGTGAAGCCATTCCCACGGAGCACATACACGTTCGCGTTGAGAGCCTCAAGCGCTGATACCTGGGTCTGATCCAAGGGCTCCGCAGCGATGCCGGGCAGGGACTTGAACTTCATGATGAAGTTCGAGGACGGTAGGCCGGTGTTCAAGCCCATGGCCACGCCCATGTCAGCGGCGGCCACGTACGCGTTGTTCGGGTATTCGTCGGACTGGGTTGTGGACGCATGACCGAACGAGCGACCGATGGTCTGGGTCTGGAGCTGCGCGAAGATGCTGTCCGCGGAGGCCGAAGTGTCCTGGCTACCATAGAAGTGGATCGTCTGTGGCGATGCCGACTGGACATAGGCCGCGATGGCTTCGTTGTCGGTATCGGTCGATCCGCACACCATGACCGAGTACCAGTTCGCATTTGCGAGGCGGCATGCAGTAACAGCCTGGAGCGGCGTCTCGCCGATGGCGGTGATGTTCAGTTCCGCGCCAGTGCCGGTGCCACCCGTGAGCGCCACACCTGTAGCAACGGCATAGCCGGTACCCTGGGTGAGCGTCTGCAGTGTGCTGATCACACCTGCCGCACCGATCGCGGTGACCTTGAGGGTCGCGCCGGTGCCGGCGCCGCCAGCAGTGAGGATGTCGCCGACAACAAATCCGGTACCCGCTGTGCCGGGATCGATGACCGCGGTCAGAATCGCCGTGGGGTCCTGTGCGCCGACGTAGAGCGCCGGGGCGGTCGGAGTCGGGCTGAAATAAAGTTGCGCCGCCAGGAACGCCGGATCGGTGATCAGGAAGCCGTCGCTGAGCATCGCGCTCGTCGAGCTGTACTGACGGATTCGCGAGTTCGACCCCGTGGTGGGAATGCGACCGCTGTTGTCAATAACCAGGCCTGCATTGAACGAAGGCGCAGAGATTGCACCCGCCTCGACGACGGATGTCACATCGACGATGGGGCTGAGACTGAGGGGAAATGTGGACATGAAACCTCACGTAGAAATGCGAACGGCTCCACGAAGGAGCCGTCGGGAAACTGTTGAGCTGAAGGAGCGTTACGGAGTTACGGGAATCACGCGCACCGGCTGCGACACGGATGTGTCCTCGGTGTAGAGATCAATCTCGATAGAGGCGATGGCGGGGACAGATCCGACTTCGGTCACGAGCTCGTTAAACCGCGCGGAGAAATCAGAGCGCTCCCACCATTCCGCCTCGAATAGCTCGGGCATGCGGCGGGGATCAGCAACGTCAAGCACGATGGCCAGGTTCGAAGCGGCCAGGGTCGTCTGCGTCCACGCCATGAAGAGAGCGGACTTGATCAGACGGGCATGGTCCAAACTGTTCGGACCGTAGAGCAGGAAGTCGATCTTCCAGACCCGGATATATGTGACGGTTTCGGTCAGAGAGCCATCGGTCGGATTTGCATGACTGCGATCTCGCGACCGATTCACCCGATCGTCCGAGATCGTCGCACGGAGGAAGACCACATCGTCGGTGATTTCCCATCCAGTAGCCCCGCGTGTCGGCCAGCTAATGCGGACCGCAGAGTTCGGATCGGTTCCTTCGCCAAGAATCTCAGTCGTCAGAACCTGAAAGGTATTCTCGATCTGCGTCTGCGTCAGTGCTGAGCTGGTGAGAACTTGGCCATTGGGGAACATCGTCGAACTCATCAGGCACCTTTTATACGGACGCCTAGCGCCTTGTAATAGCCATTCGCGGACCAGTCCCAGACCTTAGCGACGCGATACTGAACGCCTCTGTGAATGAGAAAGTCGCTCAGTCCTGAGGTTTCCCCGGTGCGTGTCTCGTACATCGGCGACGTGCTCCAGAAGGTGCGTGCGCCAGTGACGCGATCGCCTTCGGGAACCTGCTGGAGAGTGTTCGCGTCTGCGACCTGGACTGAGCCGTAGATCTGTACCGTAGTCGCGTCACTGACGACGAAGCGCCCGGCCTGGAGGCTGCCTGGAGAGCGCAGCGCCGTGAACGGCTCGCAGAGATCCGGGTCGTTCAAGATTTCGGAGACATCGATCATGGGTGTTGGAGGAGACAGTCGATGCCGGAATAACTGATTGAGACCGAGCCCATCGTCGCGACTTCAACCACGAGGTTGGAGTTGCCCAAGTTGGTGATTCCAACGATGACTGCTCGCGGATCACTGGGAGCCACCAGAGTGCAGGCAGCCCGATAGTTGGCGTCTCCATAACCCGGAGAGAAAGTAACGGTGCTTGTTGTGGCGCTGTACGTAGCGTTTCCCGTCATTCCGCCAGGTCCGCTTCCGCTCTGCACACCATTGACACAGGTTGCAGTTCCGGATGCGTTGATTCCGACTGCGACCTGGCCGGAGCCGCAATTGGCGGGGTCAGCAGCGAGCGCAGAAGCTGTGCTCGCGTTGCCGTTCAGATTTCCTGTTACGTTGCCGGAGAAGGAGCCGATGAACTTATTCGCTGTGAGGTTCCCGGAGATGTCCAGGTGCATTAAGGAGGCGCTGGGGGTCCACGAGTGTGAGGAGCCAGAGCCGCCAACCGCATACCAATTGAATCCACCGGCAGCTGTGCCGTAGTCATCTACGAAATCGGCTTCGCCTAGACCCGTTGCATCCCAGCCCACTTCAACGGAGTTCCCGGGAATTGGGTTAGGGGGTGCCACAGAGAACAGCATCCACGTAGCGGATACGCTGCTACGGGTGGTGTTACCGATTGGCGTCGAATCGATCGTCGAAGTGGAGACCGTAGAATCGACGATCTTCTCGCCGGTGACCTTGGTTTGCGCGAACGCCGGCAGGCTGGTGAGGATCACAGCCAGGATTGTGGTGAGTGTTCTTTTCATCTTTATTCCTGCACCACGTGGGTGATGGAGCTTCTCATGGACCCGGTGTCCACAAGAGGTTGTGAGCTGCCCTTCTCTTCGATCGTCGAAGGAGCATCTGGCGCCCACTGGTTCAGCGGATCCGTGAAGAACGCTTTCGCAGCGTTCTCGCCAAGCTGTCCGGCGTTTTCGAGATGCTGGTGCATGCCCTCGGCATCACCTTCGAGTGCTGACTGCGCAGCTTGCTTCATCTCGTCAGCGATGAGGGATCTGTTGTCGGGTGACTCAATCGCCGGCTCGATGACTGGCCGCGGTGGAATGTTCTGGAGTGGCGAGCCTTTGCTCTGGATATAGAGCAATTGGGAGTTGGTGACTTCACTGTCACTGCGAAGGTTTCTATCTGCCGGAATGCCGACGTAGACTGCTGCGATCTTCAGCTTTTCGAGCCGTGCAGCGAATTCCTCGGCTCCGCTCTTGCGTGTTACTGATGCGGAAGTCTTCATGAGATCACCGAGGTGCTACCAGATGTACATAGAGCCAGATCCGATCACCTTTGCGGTGCTCGCGAACTGTTGACCGTAGGTGGTCAACGTCCACGATGCCCAGCCGTCCAGGCCTTCAAGGGCCTGGTAACTGACGGATACGTCGCCGGCGGACTTGGATACCTGAATGCCCCTCGCGAGGCCCTGTTGAGCTGCCTGGGCTGCCGTCGAGGCTGGATTCCCATCGCTCTGGAGATACAGGGTCAGGAAATGAGAGATGAACCATCCCATCGCGATCGGCCAGAAGTCCTGGTAGCGAGCTTGCACGAGGCAGGCATTCGCGAAAGCGATGTAAGCAGAGAGGACCGCGTCCGGAACGAGATCCGTGAACTTCGGATACATGCCCAGGAAGTCCGTGGAAGCGTAAGCAGAGTTCGTTCCATACACGACATTCGCTGCCGCGTCGGATGCCGACAGCGAATTGTCGTGATAGGAGGCCATTACTTTGCTTTCTTGTCTTTCGCGGCGTCAGCCTTGGCATCGGCCTCTTCAGCCTCAGCCTTTGCATCAAAAGCAGCCTGCTCGGCGTCAGCTTTCGCCTTCGCGTCAGCAGCAGCCTTCGCTTTCGCCTTATCGTCTTCGGAAGGAGTGACGGGAACCGCAACCGGGACGAACTCCTCAACGGTGCCATCCGAGATCGCCAGCTTATACAGCGACGTGCTACGGATGTACTCGGGAGCCGACACCGGATGCTTCGTCGGGTGCAGGACGTAGTTCTTCTGTCCTGGCACCCGGAAGATGAGCGTCTGTTTGGAGGTGACCTTCATGCTTAGATCCCGTCGCCGTAGATCGCCGTGGTTGGACGTTTCCAACGCACCTGGCCCACGTTTGCATGGTAGGTAGTCTCATACCCGCCGCTGTTACGGCTGGTGGGCACAGTCATCGCGATCTGGGGAGCCAGCGCGACGGTCATGTCCAGAGCGGCAGGGTCATTGCGATACACAACCGAGCGGTTGGTCGCACCGACACCCTGGCCGTTGACCCAGTCGTTTGGAAGGGGGTTGATAAGAAACGGCGTGCCCGACAGAGCTGCCGAGTTGTTCTCCTCCAGGTATTTCTTCACGGAGATGGAACCCGCGGTCGTCATCGGCTGCGAGAGCACGGTGAAGACGCTCCACGGAACGAGCTGGCGATTCGGCATGCCCTCACGCTGGTCATAGCCGGAGGTGGACAGTGCAGTCTCGATCAGCGAGTTCAGATCCGTGAGCATCTGGACCGGAGTCTTTCCGTCTGAAGTCCAGGTTGCGGACAAAGTCGTCGCTGCGACTGCGGAGTTGTTCACGATGCCAGGCTGGCCACCGCGGCCGAGATACACGGTGCGGTCCATAAACTTCTCGTAGCTGGAGTGCACCACGGTGTCGTACAGCTCCTGCAGTGAGAAAGGCGGCGCCATGTTGGCGTCGTTCGCCTGCTTCATGCGGTTCAGGTCGAACAGGGAGATGAAGAAACCCTTCGCCCAAGGGAAGTACTTCCAGGTGCCCTGCTGGATGTCTACATCCACCATTCCAACTTCGGTGTTGTTGGTGCCTTGGGTGGCAAGGTCGTTGCCGGTCGGGTCACCGTAGCTCAGGCTCCATGCGTTGATGGAATCGGCATATCCACCGCCGTAGCGGATGAATACGTCGCGCTCATAGGTCTGTGCCTGGAGCGGGCGGGTCGGGATCGGATCGATCACCGAGAGGCTGGAGAGCAGGAACGCTTTACCGCTGGGACCAGCGGCGTCGAATGCCTGCGCCTGCGAACGGGAGGTGCGCTTAATCATTGTGTTGTCCTTTTCGAAGGGGGTTAGGCCGCGACGCGGTTGAGCATGGTGATCTCGGCGGAGTTGTTCGAGTCCATCGAGCCAGTGGTGAACACGACGCCGGTGAGTTCGATGGTTCCGGTCGTGCTGCCTGCTTCCAGACCGCCGATGACGCCGTTCGGAACGGCTCCATTGGCAGCGATGCGCAGATAGACGGGAGCCTGCGAAATCGGAGTGCCGTTGTTGACGGCCACGATGATCGAGCCGAAGTTAAGCGCGTCAGCGTAATCGCCCTGGGGGTAGCTGCCCACGACTTCCTGGCCGGGCGTGCTGGGGAACGAGCCGGTCGTCTTGATCTCTTCCACCGCGATGCCGGCGAACAGAGCCGCAGTCATCGTTCCGCCGCCGGCGATGAAATCCGCCACCGACTGGTACGAGTTCGTTGCCGCATTGATCACCACGGCCTGACCGAACTGAATCGGGTTGGCTGCGGTGGTCAACACCTGCTTCGAGGAGATGTTCTGGGGGGCTCCGCCGCCACGGGTGACGTGGCCAGGGAACCCAAGCGGGAGACCGGTGACGGAGAGTACTGCGCCGAAAGGGGCCATATTACTTCACTTCCTTATTCTGGCCACTCCAGGCGGCCTGAGCTTTTTCGTTGAGCCGCGCGATGTACGCGGCATTTGCATCTTGGGAATCATTCGCTGCTGCGGACTTCTTTTCAGCGGCAGACTTCACGGCGCCATAGGCACCCTTGGGAGATCCACCACGCACGGAGTCATTCGCCTTCGCGATTGCCTCGTTGAACGCCTTTTTCAGCGGGGCATCATTCGAGCGGGCGACCAGGGGCTTGAGGATCTTGATCAGATCCGACTCAGAAGCGGCGGGCGCAATGAACGCGTCCTCGGCCTTGCTATCCTCTGCTTCCTCTTTCTCGTCCTCATCTGCGTCTTCCGACTCGGCCTCTTCCTCTTCGGACTCGGGCTCTTCGTCGGCTTTCGGATCTTCGTCCTCTGACTCTTCCTCGGACTCTGGGCTTTCCAGCTTGTCCAGGCGGTCGCAGACAGACTTCATGCCGTCGGCGATACCCTTCAGGGAATCCTTGACCTCTGCGAGAGGATCGGCGTCTTCCGCTTTCTTCTCTTCGACCTTCTCTTCCTTCTGCTCGGGAGCTTCGTCCTTAGCGAAGGCGGTTGCCGCAGCAGCGATCTGCTCCGGCTCAACGTTGTCCTCAGCCATGGCAGTGATGCCCTTGCTGAAGAACCAGTCTCTGATCTTCATCTTCTGTTTCCTTTGGGGTTGCGGGATATCGGCGGAATCATTGATTCGCGCCTCGGCTCCCGCGCGGCCTTTTGGGACGACTGCTACGTGGTTGCCAGTGATTTGTGTCTGGGAAAGACGATTGCCATCCCAGGCGAGCTTGTATGTGTAACCGCAGGAGAGCTCCCTCTTACGGCGCTGTAAAACGTCCTCCCCCAGGTCGGGATCGGTGATGATCATGTCGGCGAGCTTCGGTATGTCGCCCGAATTTAGTGGCGTTTCTCCACGCCGTATGTGCTGAACGTGCCCGCGCTGAAGCTCAGCGTGAGAATCGGCGTCCACGAACTCCTTCGGATGGTTGTCCGTTACTGGCTTGCCCTCGAAAGAGGCGATCGTCGCCGGAGCGAAAACCTCATCAGGATCGCGCCAGACCTGGACAATCTCATCCGGATCGTTGAAGCGGTCGAGCAGGCCCAGGTCTCTGAGCTGAGACTTCGAAAGCTGCGAGACGGGGTATTCCTGATAGCCTGTGCGGCCTATGACTACGTCCTTACAAATGACATAGCCTTCGTCGGTCCTCGCGATGTTGTCGCTGAGGGCGACGCCGTAGTAACTGATGTCCATGCTTATGGTCCTGAAAGTTGAATGAATGCCGGGGACGATTGCTCTATCCGCTACGAGGCGGCTTCCAGGCTGGACGCGGAGTCGTCACGATTCATACCTTCAAGCGGGGGAACGTCACCTTGCTCGTGAATGTCGTCATCGGCTGCGTCGATCTGGGCCTGTGTGATCCAGGAGTACTCACCAATGGGATCTCCAAGGCGCTTGAGACCGGTCAGTGTGGACTTGCGTCCGTAGACGCCACGGTCATAGCCGGCGAAGATGGCATCGGAGCCGGTCTTCATGAGCTCGACCTTTTCCTTACCGGTCAGAGAGCGGATGGAAGGGAAGTCCAAGTCCAGATCTTCCGGCACTTCGCCGAATTCACTCATACAGATGACTGGATAAAGCTGCTGCTCCAGGACGGGGCGAAGGTCAACGTTCTGTGTCTGTGCGATGCGATCTTCATAAATCTGAAGATCAGCATCATTGCTTTGGCCGAGGCCGGAGATGGTGCGTCCGTAGAGAATCGAAACAGGGATCTCTGCAGCGCCGCTCACAAAGAGCTGAAGCTGTTGCAGGACCTCTGCCACACCACCGAAGGAGTACGTGTTCGACTGAAGCGAGCCGTCCTTACCGAGGATGTTGAGTCCCTGATTGGAGAGCAGGTGATTCTTGGCCTGCATCCTCTCCTGAAACTTGCGCATTGCCTGCTGCGAAGCGCCCGCGCCGGAGAGCATCTGAGCCAGCTCCGGATTGACCTCGGAGAGGATCTGAGCGCGGAACAGCAAGTTCACTATCGACCAGAGCGCCGAATCGACCATTTTGATCTGGTCCATGACAGGCTCGAGGCAACTGATGCCCCAGTAACTTTGGGCTTGGAACTCGGGCGAAGGAATGTCAGGGCCGGTGAACCGCAGGATCCGGCTTGCGTGAACCTGAAACGATGTACTGGTCGACGGACCGTGTACCTGGTAGCTCTCGGGTAGACCAAACTGCAGTGGCCGCGTGATGTCGGCGCAGACGCCCATGGTCGGGCTGATTCCAGACCAGCGATCGAACGGAATGAGGCCCTTGAAGCTGCCGAGCTCGATCGAATCCAGATCAAGGGGCTGATCGAGCATGTCTTCTTGCCCGTCAATACAGACAAGAGCACCACTTCCGCCGAACAATCTGGCCCAGCGCAGAGTGGTCAGGATCTGTTTCTTCGTGCCGGTGCGAGCCAGGGTCCGATCGAACTGCTTCAGATCGTCCGGGGTCAGCTCAGAGGTGATCGTCGGCCATGCCTTCACCATGTCCTGCGCGGGAATGGAGACGATCGCTTTGCACAGCCATGACTCTCTATAAAGCGAGAGCAGCGCTTGGTAGTTGTTACTGAACCGGGTAAGCGGGTATTCAGATCCTTCCGTTAAAGAAGGGGTACCGAATCCAAGCCTGGCCGGAATATTGCTGTAGGCATCCTCTGCCTGAGCGGATCTCTTAGATTTCTTGGTCCGCTTCGTTGCCATTCAAATCCTCAAAATCATGCTGCGATCGCGAGTCTGTACTCGGGAATCTCTGTGTAAATGCAATAACGAAGTGCGTCGGGGCCGTGATCTGCGACCTTGAGCGGTTTTTCTTCTCCGCGGGCAGCCGCCTTCTCATCCCAGGCGTAAGAGGCCATCTGACTGATCAGGTTTGTGCAATCACGATGGACACGCAGGCGTCCTGTCGCCAGCATCGTGGCGACGGCCTGAATGCCGGGCAGAACATCATTCTTTCCATCGCTATGCCAGATCCCACGCTGCACCAGCTCGGTCTTCATTGAGGCCGCGGAGGGATCGATGATCACCTTCGCCGTGGGTGAAAGCTTCAGGAACGCGTGTATATCGTCTGCGTACTGTCCGTTCGTCTTCTGGCGTTTCTCTTTCGCCGAGTCCCAGACGAATTCACGCAGGACCCAGAGGGTCTTGCCATCGTCGATGACGTCAAGGGAGACAAATTGATTCTTGGTTCCTACGTCAACCGTGCAATATCGGGCCAGGTGAACACGGTCATTGAGAAGACCAGCTGGCATGTCGCCGTCATCGAAGAGGACTTCATCCGACCACGCATCGGAGTAGATGGCACCCTCTGCGTTGCACCACTCGGCGCCGATCATGCGGCGCTTGAATGCACCAGTGAATGATCGTTCGTACCGGGCTATAGTCTCTGCACTGAGCGACAGGTTGTCGCGCATGTAAAAGACTTCGGTCCAGAGGTCCTGCTGCTTATCTGGATTGTCCAGCCAATCGGTTTTCAGCCAGTGATAACTTGAGGCGGGGTTGCAGGTGGCGTATAGCCGCGCTCCCTCAGGAGACATACGGCTGTACAACATCTCGAATACAGTCTTGGGTACGTTGGCAACTTCGTCGATCAGAAGAATGCCGATCGTAAGACCCTGCAAACGTCTGACCGCGCCTTCGTCTGCCGCGCCCTCTACAATCCAGGGCACACCAAAGATGGTCAGTTCACCAGAGTTCTTATTGAACGTGTAATTCTTCGGGCCGATGATGCTGAACAGCGGAGCAAGGTAGTTCTTGTATACCGTGGCCTTGGTGACACCACAGATGACCCTATGTCCCTCAACCTTGTACTTGCAGAGAGTCAGGATCTTGGGGATACAGGCGTATGTCTTTCCTGAGCGTGTAGCACCCTGCAGGATATTGATCATCCTGTCCTGCTCCGGCGGCCGGCGAATGAACGCCAGGGCCTTGGGAGAAAACCGGATCTTGCTCATCTATGTCCTGGAAATGCGAAGGCCCACCAGATGGGCGGACCTTGAGGAAAATGATTGCGGACGGCGTTCACACGCTTAGAATCGCCATCATGCGACTTACACCTGCGTGTGGCGAAGGCTGGAAGAGACTATCCCTTCTAGTCGCCGTTCTGGTAGCGATCGCGTCCTTCTGGTGGTTCACGCAGCAGTACAACGAGGGCCTAGTTAAATTCCGAGACAGTTGTGAACAAATGGTTGCCTTCCAAAAGTCGCGATGCGGACCCGAGTCCATCGATAAGAGCTGTTACGACAAGGCCGATGAGTTCGACCGACATGTATGCTCCGTCGGTGGGTACCCAGGAACATCCGAAAGGACGAAACAATGGAGTCTGAGGGCTCTTTACAGCCTCGGGATGGCGGTCATTGGGCTCTACCTAGTTCGAGTGACAGGGTGGATCTTTGCAGGATTCGCAAAGCAGGCCTCAACTTAATTCACCCTTGGGATCTTGCTTCGGATCCTCAGGCGTGCCTTGGAAGGCATCAGGCTTATGAGAGAGGCTTCACCTGTGAACTGGTTCCGGCCATTGGAAAGCCCCAACTGCTGTGGAAACTGAAATAAAAAGCCATAGCGAGATCGCGGGTTATCTGCTATCGCTAGAGGTCAGGAGCTTTCAATGAACGAAACAGCAGCCTATATTCCGGATCACTTCAAGACGGTGAAGCACGTCTTCGATCGCGCCATGCGTTATCAACTGGGCATGGCGGAAGACCCATCTCGCGCATTTGGCGCGTCCTTCGACACGCTTAAACCACTTTCGGCAGAACAGGTGCTGCTGACAGAGAACCTGCAAAATCATTTAGAGGCTGTATTTGATGGCCTGCGTGACAATCGGTGGCAGACTGAACCCGAAGCAGGCAATGTTGCAATCAAGCAGTTCTATGTGAAGCTGAATCAGGAGATGCGGCGGCTCGGCCTGTTGTGAGACTTATCTGCAAGCTAAACCAAGCAAATGGGGTAGATTATGCCTTGTGGTTGCGGAGCGCAATATCAGCAGCATTGGCAGGCCGAAGTAAAGCTCTGGTCAGAAGTGACAGAAGGCATTCCGCACGGCGCGGGCATCACACTGAAACCCAGTACCATGATTGTCTGCCGAAATTGCGGAGAAGCTACCCTCCGGCTCTGGCAGGACGATTTGAATGTTCTTAAGCAACGAACGAGTTGAGCCTAATAGTTGTGGATCTGGCTAATCCGGCTTGCCCTGGATGGCATCAGCCAGCTCATCGAGTCTGTCGCCAATATTCACTTCGATCTTGGCGTTGTCGCGGTATTCCGGTCGGCGAGCCTTCATCAGGAACATCTTCAGGATGTCCGAGGTCTTCTGTACATGGCCGACAATTTCGCCCTTGTACCAGACAGGCTCAGTCTCGCCTTCAATGGCACGCCTGCGGATAGCGTCTTCGAGGAGGTCTGTCGCCTCCTCTATAGCTGAATCCCAGGCAGCCTTGAATTCCGGATCTGCCTCGGCTATTTGATAGGCGTATCGACGGGCAATGCCGGCGGCCTTCGCTGAGGCAGTAACACTCATGCCAGATGAAAGTGCCTCAATGAAGATCGCCCTTTTTCGATTTGAGAGTTGTGTGAGTTGATCTTTAGAGGGCATGACGGGATTTACTTCTCCAGGGCTGGATCTCTAGGCTGGGCTGGGCCAGGTAAGACGAGACCCGGCGGGACTTGGCAAGACACGACAAGACAAGGGCAGTAAACTGAGAGACCCTAATGCGGAGGGAACCAGACATGCCTAAGCGCCCAGAGAAATACCATCAGCCCTATAGCGACGAAGACCTGATTACGATCCTGTCAGACGCGCCCACACACGCCAATGCCGTCAAGTACGCCGCCCGTTTTCAGCGCACAGAGGGCGCAATCGAAATGATCTATAGGTGGGCGATGTCCCCAAAAGGAACTATCAAAATGCGTGGGCGTTCGGATCATGCTTTTGTCCTTCAAATCCGCAATATCGCTAAAAAGCGGGTCGGTTGGCTCACATAGCGGAAATCGACACTTTTCCAACCTCTGTTTTGCGAACTATATTATTGCCCTAGTTAGGCTGCAACCGGAACAATCTGGACCTTGAGGACGGTCACGACGGCGTTGATGATCTCCTGGATGCCGGCGGTGTCGATACTCACGCCTTCGGAAGCGAGCAGGCTGGTCACTGTCGGAGCCACGAGTGCGGTCACATCGGCGAGTTTCTGCGCGCTCGTCTCAGTGGACTTCGCGATTCCGCTGGCAGCGTACTTCTGCTCAATCTCAATAACAGCATTCTGGATCAGGTTGACGGAAGTGACACCGACCTGAATCGCGCCCACCTGAGCGGGGAAGAAGATAGACGCCAGAGCTACTACAGGTGCTTCGTACTTCTCAACGATCGCCAGGCCGTGGACGAAGTCCTTGCCGGCCAGTTCCAGGCCGTTGACTACCTTGTGCTCAATAGTTGCGAGGCTCATTTTTGATCCTTTGCAGCGCCCGCTGGGTGCTGAAGATATAAACCGATGTGGACCAGAGCCTGGATGGCGGTCATGGTCAGAATGGTGTGGACGCCCATATCCACAACGATTCCGGCCAGCGCTGTACCGACTCCGGAAGCATTCGCGGTGAGCAGACCTCGGAACCACTGGGCTGCGGAAGCAGTCAGGATGTCTGTTAGTGGTGTCATGTGCGTTCGTGGATCCGGCCTCGACGCTGACGCGGAGGCCGATCTGCTGAATTGGGGATACAGAAAATCGACTGGGGCGTGGTCTAGGCCGTGCCGGCGGCGGGCACATCAGACTGCCATACCCGGTCAGAAGAGCCCTTCAGGTGCTATTCGCTCCGCCACTATGGGATATAGTGGCTACTTCCCGTTTACCAAGCATGGTGGATTACAGATGCCGATGACAGGCGCATTCTCTTTGTGTGGATTCGTCGACCTGCTAGCGATGTCGTTGCCGGATATGTCTCAGCTTATCCACGGCGTCCTCATGCCCCATGTCGTGCTCGCAGTATCTATTCTGGCGATCATGCTGAACTGCTTTGGTGCCTGGCGGCCCAAACGTCCAAAGCACAAAGAGGAGCCGGCTGGCACACGGATGGAGCACCTCCTCATCGTTCTAACCGGAGCCATAGCGATCTTTAGCGCCTTGCTTTCCGGCTCTGACTGGTTTGCGCTTCACTTCTCCCACAAACCAACTGTGCTGGTTACCACAAAAGATCAGAGAGCACTATCTATGCCGGATTGTTTAGTGGGCGGGATTGATATTGATACTCAGGCCGAGAGTATCAAGTCACTGGGAATGGTGATCCTTTTCCCGCATGAGATTCATGACTACGTGGTGCTTAACGTACGCGATGGCGAGAGCCTTAGAACCAGGGTCAGTTGGCCTTGCGAAATCCAGGCGAAGTCTACAGACCGCGACAATGCCCTTACGTTCACAGTTTCAGCAGACCGACGCGAGGTCATCATCCGGGGCCGCGAGTTTACTCATTATGATAGGCAACACATCATTGTTACGTTTTATCCCGATCATATTAAGTGGGATGACTTGCGCTCAGGTCTTGATTGGAACGGAGAATCAACGTACAGCGCGTTCGGGCGGGAGCTACCCGCAACGATTCGTTGGAAAGCTGAGTGACGTTTCCTGTCAGGTCTACGGAGATTTTATGCTGTCGTTCATTTGCACCATCGCTTCAATAGCCATTGCTAGCTACCAGGGATGGCGTGACGCGCGACCAAAGTGGGTAACGAAAACTCGAAAGGTAATGAGCAAGCGCCGGTGGGTCATCCTTGGCACTACGGCATTCGCTATCTTTACAGCGGCCGCTAGCTCATTTTCATTGGTTCAGGAACTGCTGACACCAGCACACATTGTTACTACCACGCTTCAATTGGGTCACATCGGCCCGAATTGCAACGTCGCAAGCCTTGTCGTTTATCCCAGTGCTCCGATCAAGAGCCTGCATCTTGTAGTTGAGTTCAATCAGCCTATCTTAACGACGGTGGTGCAAAGCGATTTCAGAGGCGATGCCACAATGGCAATCCAGGGCAATGCCAACATTCACCGTCTTACCTGCGATATAAATAGCACGGCCTCGTCAGAACCCAACCCTATGCTTTCGTTTGCGGTATCTTCTGATCGGCGTGCCGTCCTGGTGAATGGACACGATCTCACGCGAATCGACGGCCAGTCTTACACGGTGACCATGTATTCGGATACCGGCGCCATGCCAACGTGGTCTGTAAAAGGAAAGGCCACATTCGAAGCATCAGGACTTGAGGTGCCGGCCACAATCAAAGTGATGATGGGCGTCCATGATGCAGGGAGGGTCTCACCATAGAACGGCAGCCGTTAGGAGTAGAACTCTGGGAAGGTGAGCGTGTCTTGCGCTGTCTTCGTCGCGTGGCAATCCTCGCAAAGGCTCTGCCAGTTGCTTGGCTCGTGGCCGGGGTAACGCGGCCTCGCTCTAGGCACCTGGCACATAGTGGATTCTGTCGCAAATGGCGGGCACGTTCCTGCTGGTGCCGGTATCCGTAGCCTCGTGATGCTGATGTACCGCGCCAGCGCTCTCTTTGTGTCGAATACGCGACAAGATGCTTTTCACACCTGCCGGCGGGGCTCAGTTCTGGGCATCCAGGATCTGAACACGGACGCAATGGACGGACAGGCATCTGGTATCGAAGGTGAAGGGCAGGACAGACGGTTAGGGTATGTCACTGATTGCACACAACCTACATGAGTAGGCGTCAAGCGGGACTTCCGGACATCAGGAATGATGTCCCGCAGTCCTGATGTCCCGACAGCAGGATTGCTAGCCGGCTATCAGGATTGCTAGCCCGCTAGCCGGATAGCCGGACAGCCCGGTGACCTGATATATCGCTACATCGATACGAAGACGGCGGGGTTTCAAGGCCTTGCGACAGCAGATGAGCACGTCATGTAGCTGTGCTGCAATACAATCTGGTATCAAGACGCCATGCAGATCATTCATCAGTTCGGACCGCAGATCCGCTTCGCAATCGTTGTGATTACGATTCCTCTCTCGGCGGCTTATCTGTGTTGGCGGCTTGGTAGAAAACTGGACGCGTTGGGAGAAGGCCTCGACGCGTTGGGAGAAAGCCTCAACGAGAGCTTATCCCGGCTGGAGGCTTCCATATCCGGACTGGAATCTAAGAGCCGACTTTCCGATTAACTGAAGACGATAATCCGCCAGGTTGTGTTGAGAGAAGGCACAAGACCTTGCCAAAACAACATCTTGCCATCTGCCCCCTCCCGCACGGCGATTACGAAAAAATGTATTTAACCAATACGATGCGATGAGGTAGATTCTCAGCACCTATGGGCTGGTTACTTGTCTTCCTATTCTTTGTCGTCCTGTTCTTCCTCGTCTTGTTTCTCGTCGCTAGCCGCGATAGCGAGAAGCGAAAGGCTGAGCAGGTCCACATTGCGTCTCTTGTGCCCGCCGAACGCGAAACTTACTTAGCGAAGAAAGCCGCGATTGCACGCCGTAAACAGGACGCCTCAGACTCCTGGATCTACGGAAACCTTAATCTTCAGATGATCTGTCAACACTGCGGAATTCGTGGAATGGTCCGAACCAAGCGGAACACTACAAAGCAGGGCATAAGCGGTGGAAAGGCAACAGCAGCAATACTCACCGGCGGCGTTTCACTACTAGCGACTGGTCTCTCTCGCAAAGTGGCTAATACTCAAGCTCACTGCGGAAACTGTCGAAATGTTTGGTACTTCTGAGGAGGTCTCAGTGAATTACTTATGAACTGTGCAGGTTGCGCGAAGCCCGTGATTGCGGGTGGAAGATTTTGCGCCCATTGCGGGTCGCCTCAACCCAGCGCGCCCGTCATCAGCATTGCCGAGAGTACGCCAAGACTATTCGGTTGGCTGGACAGTCCGATATTTGTCTACGCGTTAGCGGCGATTTTCGGAGGGCTACTGCTGTTTTGGTTCAGAGGGAAAGTCCTGAAAAGCGAATCTGACGACGCCCGCATCGAGCAATTTGAACGAGATCTGGACGATGGTGTACTCGCTATCCCGAGCAATTTTGAATCCGAGTGTGGACGGGCCCAGGGCTCATCATCCAATGAGAAGGGAATGGGCCTCATGTATAAGGACGAACATTTGGCAGTTGTGTTTAGTCTTGGGAGCAGGCGCCCGATCTTCCTGTATGCCGATGATGTAGACGTGCCAGATGTTCACTTCAACCAGATTTCGGCCAATTCAGTGGCCCAAATGCTGAACTGTGACCCGGCAAAGCTTCCGACAGCCCAAAGGAAATGATCCCTCATGCCGCGAGCGGCTAGTTTATTAAATATTGTCTAGACATCCTCTTGTCGTGCTGCGGGCCGACACATTTCTACGTGATCGAGCAGGATCTGCTGTAACTCTTGTTGCAGGCGGTCAATCTCATCCATTGCCTTATTGAATCTGGCTGAGCAGGTGGCACAGGTTCTTAATGATTTGACGATGTCTTTACTCCGGATTTTTTAGCGGCTCGCGGGCCGTCGGAGATTGATCTTGCGGCGCGGTTGACCATGCAGTTCCGCTTTCGGGAAACGATCAACTTTAAGCCATAGCAAGTGACAGTCTCGCGGACTATTATGCATAGCTGCTATGGCGTTGCCTGGAGATTGATAGATGAAACTGGTTGTGGCAGCACTAATTCTTACATTCGCTGGCACGGCGGCCGCGCAGAAGTTCACCGTCCGCGTCGTAGACCGACGCGACAGTGAAACGGACTACTCCTATGTAGTTCCTGGCCATTTCACAGCGCAATCTAATGCGAGCGTGAATTGCTACGGATCGAACTGTAACGGCTCGGAGACAACGAACGGCTTCAGCACGCCGGCCCACGCGGTTCCATACCACGTCAGGGGAGCGACGTTCTCGCTTCAGCTACCTGATGGCAGAATCGCGATCGTAAATTGTGAAAGCAAATTTGCGGAACGCATGGCGGGGCATGCAGGCAACCATCGAAGCTGCAGGACGCCTCTCGTGGATGAAATCGACGCTGACTTCCACGGCGACAAGGCAAAACTGGAATGGGTTGTGAGTCTGGATGGCAAGAAGAAACAATCGGAGACTTACAAGGTGCTGGCTGTATTGCCTAAACCGAATGATGTGGCTGCAGCCAAATGAATCGAATTGTACGGGAGCGGGCGGCCATTGAGAGCCGCCGCATGCTCCCCATGCTCACTTCATCGGTGCGCTGTCTGGGGTAATTGTGACGAGCGGCGGTGAGCGTCGCGAATCGGGCAGGTTTTGCCCTCTACACTGTTAAACGCTGTAGAACGTCGAATCCGGAACTGGACCTAGAAAATTAGTGTTGATGGAGATCCGAGCTTTCTTCCCAGGCGCCGGAGACGCTTACGCGCTCCGCGTTCGGAAAGATTGCACTTGCCTGCTGCGATGGCGAGGGAATCATTGTGCATAACGATGAAGTCTGCCAGCGTACGATCGAGCGGATCCTGGATGACACTCAGATCCAGGAGCAGTGGTTTCTCTTGAGGAAAAGCGGCCTGGAGTCGCTCGAGTTCATCTGATTCCATAGTGTCCTCGCTGTGGCGCCGGCACTGGTCTATCTTTGCGTTTCTTATGACGCGCCGGACCCAGCTCTCGATCTTGCCCTGGTGTCTGTAGTCAGAAAGGGCTTCGATCAGCTTGAGCATGACGATCCCGCCGAGGTCCTCGTCGTCGTGAGTGCAGCGAGTGACGAAGCTGAGCATTGTGCTCCAGAAAGAATCAGCATTGATGACATTCACGGTGAATGCTAAATACAGCTCGTTCAGGTCAGTCTCCAAACGTGACCTCGCCGATCCGCCGCCACAGTGGATCATTCGCGGGAAGAACTAGAACTGGGTGATTGAACTTCCAGCTCTCGACGATCGCGACTGCGATCTCGTTACCTTCGACGTACGCGTCGAGCAGGATTTGATCAGGTCGGAGAGAAAGGCTGCTGCCAGGGCGCGAAGGAGTTTCCTGTGGAGAGGTCTTGCGGGGCATTGTTTCCTCGGGCGGGAATTGTGGGTCTGGGTCAGAACAGAACGGGAGACGTGTCACCTTGCGGCGGATCGTCAATTCCAGGTGATGGAGACGGTTGAGGTGGAGCGCATTCACCAGCTAGATCCCAGCAGACGCGGCAGGCGCTGCATAAGAGGCTGGGTGCTTCTGCTGGCTCGGCGCAATGAGGGTGATGACTTGCAGGCGCGGTGCAAAGGCACGTCATCACGCGGTGACATCTTGTGCAGGTACGCGCATGTCAACGTACGGAGAGCTGTGCTCATTCAGGTCTGGCTGAACCGGCTTCTTGCGTGAGTACTTGCCAGTTCTGGGTCTCTTAGGCTGACAGGCGCGCATGGCGCGGTGAATCGCAAAGTGCTGTTTGCTGGTGAGCAGAACCATGTGGTCTACGTTCGTGCATTGGTTTGCCGACTCACAGGCGTGATGGATCTCCATCCTGTGTGATCCGTCAGAGCAGCGACCTTGGGGGATCTCGCCGTGCTTGCGTTCCCACAAGAGCCGGTGAACATAAACGGGCTTCTTGCCGTTGCCCTGGCTGGCTAGGATTGGGTAAAGGTCTTTTCCTGAGCGAGCGCCTTTCCAGATATGGCAGGAGGTGACTGGGTTGATGGCTATCTTGTCGGCGAGCTGCTGTTCGACAGTTCTCTTCTTGGTGGGTTTCGCTGGCGTTTCAGACATTGGGATTCTTCTCTTACGGGATCCTGGGAGGATCCAGGCCGAGGCACTATGGCCTTCAAGGCTGTGGTTGCCGACTCATAGAACTGTCGGTCACTTTGGGGTGATGGAAGGCCGAGGGTGTTCCGGGTGAGCAGGAGGCAACACACTGGAACGTAACTGTTAGGCCGCTACTTTGATCTTGGCCGCTAGGGCCTGTCGCGTGGGCCAGTCCGAGTCGCCTCGGCCTTACTGTTTCAATCTATCGATCGGCGGGCGGGAACCAAAGAGATGAAAAGTTCACCTATCCCCCGCATGACATGACTAGAATGCGTTTCTCGGCACGAAACGACGGATCCAGATGAACTTTATTTTTCATGCAGGCCGGTACAGGCTGTGTGATCGTCATGGCGCTGGTCACCGATGGCTGGCGCCACGGCTTACCACGCTGGCAGGAGTGCCATCGACCCATGCTTGTCAGATCCCGTACAAGGGCCTTGCTGATGCCGTACTTGGCTACGAGCTGACGCAGGTGGTGCCTTTGGAATGCTGAGTGCGGAGATCGGAGTCAACGGACGCAGGCACGGCTATAGCCTGCTTCGGAAGCGGAATGAAAGGTCGACGCCCCAGGTGTGGACTTATTACTGATTGCTCACACGCTTGTCCGGAATTAACGCCTGCCCGGGGCTTTCGGGAGCTTTGCAGCAACGTCGACCTTTACATTTTCAGAGTACAGAGCACGCTGCCGGAGCCAAATAGATAACCCCAAAGAGTGAGCTATCGTGAGCAAGCGTGGGAGGGCGGCCTTGAACGGTCCGACATAAACTTGAGAATGGCTTTTACCCGAAGGGGAGGTCCATTGAGCGCGGCTCGAAAGTTCGCGTGGCTGTTTCTGCTCGTTTCGATCCTTAGCCACCAAGCAAGTTCGCAATCCAAGGCCAAGCATGACCCGTACGCGGATTTAGCACGGCAGGATTCGAATCCGGATTTGGCAGCTGTTGTCGATTGGGGAACAGACGTTCCTCCAATTCTTCCTGATCCGGCTCCTAAGGTCAGCTTTCACTTGGAGACATCTTGGATTCCTGGGGGCCAGCACCGGGGGATGTTCCGCTATCGGATATATGGGGCGATTTTCGCTTCAGCTATCGAGCATGCGAAATCTCCCACCTCGTACAAACCAGAATCGATTGCAGCCACCATCAGGCAGATCCATGCCTGTGACCTCACACTCATACTCTTTGACAAGGACAGTTTCGTGCTTCGGAAGATCGATGTTCCATTCTCTTACGGGGTGAACGACCAGTCAGAGATCGTCAGTCTGAATTCCAACGACGCAGCTCAAATGGATGCGAAAGAATATCGACAGGTCAATTCATGGTCTATGAGTTGGTCTTGCCCTGGTAGATAGCTCGCGTCGCGAAGGCCCTGTTCAATGAGTTGCTTCTTCCATCCCTTGGGAGGAGGCCAGGGCACCCCCCATTGCGCCAGGGTTGCCCGCGTGTATCCGCCGGCAGGAGTGATTGCTTTCTCGATCTCTTGAGCTGTCATAGACCCATTGTGACGAAGGCGGACGAGCAGCCAAACAGATCGCATTCAGTCAGTCGCTACTGGTCGGCATGACGCCGCCACATACGCTTATAAGAAGTGGAGAGACACCACGGGCATTCCCTTAGGCATTACGCCTCTAAGGCTGAGATAGCAGGCTGTTATGCCTCACTGCTCAGGTATTACTTAGTCCGACAGGGGACTATCACTTCTCATTGAACGCCGAGAGAAACTTACTTATTGCAGGTTTTTTGTATATGCCGTTTGTGACTGGGACGTATGCCCGTTTGCGAGATCGATTACCCGCCCGTTGCCCAGAAACTGTACTTTCGTACAGACCCGCGTTTGATTGCTCTCGTTCAGCCGCTTAGGTGAATCGTCTGTTCGTCAGACTCGGCTTACGACTCCCCGACGCTGGGGATAGAGGTTTGTTACAGAGCAGGCCGTTGTTTCAGCACTTAGGCTTGGCGAAGGAGTCCTGCGAACCCACCAGCGGCGATCCTGTGGCGTCGCCACACGGTCGCTGCGTATTCCTGTCGTACAACGTCTTCACTTCACTCAGTCATCCAGGTCTCGGTTGCCTGGAGTCGCTCTTCGGTATCGGCGAGCGCCGCCCGTTGACCTCTACTTTGCCCCGCCGAGGTCATCCTGGCGCTATCAATGTCTAGATCCTGTCATGTCGTCAGCGGGAGCCAAATACATCACCGCGTCATAAGCTCTGAGAAAGTTTCTATTCTTCCCCCAACACCCATCTAGTAAGTATTTCCTGGCGGAAAAAGATGGATATTTCTTTCAAGAACCCGAAAATGATTACTCCACGGCAGTGAACGCGCCCGGTTCACTGAACCACTGAACTGCACTGCTGAACTGAACTCGGCTTTGGAATGCAGTCGATCAATCCAGTCGACAGCTAACTTTCTGAATCCATTAGATCCATTCAGCTTTCGGTATCCGGGCCTACTTCTTCGTTCACTTTTGCATAGGTGCCATTGATGTGGGAGCCCCCATTTTCAATTACTTACGGGTTTTGCGGCTTTGGCTTTAAGGATGCAATAGTTGAGGTGCGGATGTCATACGCAGCGCCGGAATACAGGCTGCAAGCGTGACAGTCTCCCGCCATTAGGGTCCGAAAGGACGCCTGACCCGGACCCACGGCAGTGGGACAAAACCGGCAAATAGCTTCACGTGAGAGACGCGTTGAGCCAGTTGCGGACAGCACTTTGCTGTTCGCCGTGGCTCCGCGTCTTTTCCCATTCTGGGACAAAAGAACATTGGAGCCGAGTACTCAACCCACCACACGCTATGTGTGTGAGTGGTTGCAGGGCCTCGAAAGGGAGACGTGTATGACGGTGAGTGATGTGTTGCAGAAGATTTATAGCCTTGAGAAAGCCAGCCTTCAGGCTGTGCAGGCCAGGGATGCAGCTAAGGCGGCGGATCTGACTTCCGAGATTGCGAACAGGTACGAACTTCTAGGACGCAAGTTGCAAACAGAGCCATACGACAGGACAGAGGTATCGGCCTTCATTCTTCGGCGAAGCGGGCCCGCACAGCCAGAAAGGACTCTAAATTCGTAAAACTCAGGGGGTGTCCCGATTGGCTCCAGGCACCCCGAAACCTAGGATCTTGTTTATGACACTGACCGGCCAGATGTCCGCTATGGCCTTCACCGGTAGCCGCTACGTTGATGCTCTGGTCGCCGGCATCCAGGCAGAGCGTCAGGGCGGTCACCAACCGCCTAGTAATAAGGGCCGTGGCGTCCCCCACCACGGCCCCGGGATTTTAGATTGGAAGCAAGTAAGGAGAGAGAAAAGATTATGAATTCAGTAGCAGAGACCGTACAGATCGCTCGGATCAACAGGAGACTGGCGAGGCGTAACGAGAAGCTATGCACTTCGCGGAGCTACGGACATAAATCAAACTTGGGTCGGTTTTATGTGCTCAACACATGGACCAATGTCGTGGTGGACTTTCAAATTGTCAGCCTAGATGAATTTGAGCGGGATCTGGAGCAAGCTCTCCGATCAGCCGCATAA